ATCAAATAATTTCTCAATGCCACCTAAAGCTGGGAATGTTTTATCAATCCATCCCACTAACTCTTTCCAATTAGATACAATTAATCCTATTGCTACGGCAAATCCACCCACCCCTGTAGCAATCAATGCTCCTCTCAAAGTACCTAATGATCGTATCCCATCAACGATCATCAGCTTTAAATTGCCAAATGAATCCCCTAATGATCTGATATTGTTCAATCCCTCAGCAAAAGCTGATGCAGCTTGCACTTTCAAAAGTGCTTTTTCTACTTCTTTGCTCTCAGTTCCAAACATTTGCATGGCTCCTGTAACAGCTTGAAAGCCACCAGCAATCCCCTGAGCTACACCAATAACTGCATTAAATTTCTCTTCCGGATTAAACACCTTAAATACCTGATTCATATCAGATATTTCTTCCTTGATGTTGGCTACTTTTTTAGCAGCAGCAACAGCCTCTTTACTTGTTGCACCAAATCTGTCTTGCAAGGCTTGAGCCTCTAATACTGCCTCTCTTAATTGTTGCTTAAGGCTTTGATTCTTGACCTTGACATCTAATACTACTTCTTGCTCCATTATATTGTATTTAAACCACTATTAACTAAATTATAAAAACTTGTCGCTGCAATATTTCTAACCTCATCCTCACCACCCTCAATTAAATTATAGAATGATGTTGCACCTAAATCTCTGACTTCATTTAACCCACCCTCAACTAAATTATAAGTTGTAACTATTGGCAGTATTGTTGATCCTTGCCCACTGAATGCAACTGCTTTCTTGACTTTCAAAAATTCTACCTTTGTAACTTTTACTGACAATGGATCATAATCAAATATTTTATTTAATCTGTAGTAATTACCATCAATTAAATAAAGCTTTTTGAATGATAGTTGCAGGATGTCTGTTGGCTTCAAATTCATGTAACATGTAACTATCTTTGAATCCGGATCGGTTATGCTACCCATCAAATCACTCCAATAAACATTGTACAATGTATGACTTGTGTAAAATGATGTCTGAAAAAATATTTGCATAGGTACACCAAAGTTCAAATCCAATGTCGATGCTGCCGGATCATCCAAATGGTTTGCATATGGATAGCTTGTATATGATGCATTTGAATATATATCACTATTAAGATACCATGTACCACATGACTTCAATCCTGAGTAATAAAGGATTCTGATGTTGCTATCCATCCCCTCCTTTTGAGTTATGGCTGTTATGTTTGTGTTGATGTTATTGCTGTCATATTTTAGGAATGTTGGAATAACTCTGTTATGCAAAGATGATCCAACAGCAGGCGTTGGTGAGAATATCACCTCATTTTTATTGATGTCTTTTACAAAGTCATTATTGACTTCAAATATTACATCACCATATATACGATTATTGTTATTGTTTTTATATACAGTATTATAGTGATCTGAATCTTCTTTATATGTAAATACATACCTCTTATTCTCCAAATCACCCATTGGATTTATTTGGAAATTACTTGCTGTATCTAACTTATATGTCCAATCAATAACATCTGTATTATAAAAGTCATTTCTCGGCTCTATAAGCAAGTTAAATTCATTCTCAGGATCAACATCCACATATAGATTAAACATTTTTATAATGGATGTAAAAAAATCTTTTTGCTTTACATTTACAGGAATTGCTTTGTTAAGATAAAAAGTTGAATCCTCACTAATTGATGTGTTTATTGGTTCATCATAAAAGTATGATTGAGTTGATATTCCACTTTCATTTAATGTTACTTGAAATGATCCTAAAAAGTTTATGGCTTGTGCTGATATATAATAGTTTACATAAGCACTTGAATATGTTACTGTATATGAAAATTTAATATAATCACCTGCTCTTAAAAAAACATTGTTTTGATTTAATCCTGTTGAGTTTATTGTTTTAAATCCAGCTCTTTGACTTCCATCTGTTATTGGATATGTTATATCTGATGCTAAATTTAATGTTGTTGTAAGTTGTCCTAAAGATGATTCTGTACTTGTTGTTGAGTCATATTTTATAATATCAACATAAAAGTTTATTGTACCACTGCCCGATGTTGCAGATACTCCAGCACCTGCTAAATTAGCTTGAATAAAATATATACTTAAATCTGAATTAATTAATGATTTTAAATTATAATATCCTGATTGTGTTGGAGTAAACTTTGCATTGTCATATAAATTATAATTGTCAAATGCAGGTGATGTAGTTTCATTCTGCCAATATATTAAACCACTATCCGTTCTTGATGTTACATTTGTATATATTGGTGAATAAGCATTATCATACAAAGCATCAGTTACATAAAACTTCCTCGCATTAAGTTCATCCTGACTCATTGATGTTTTAAACTTATTGTAAGGAATGATCAGCCTCTTAAAAAAGTTACTGTCAAAAAAACTTGATGTATAATCAAAGCCTGCATAATTAAATATTTTATCAATGTATGTCTTGGCATATATAGCTGGGAATAACTGATTGACCTTGTAAGTCAAACCATTGTTATAACCATAATCAGCTAATGGATATACATATCCTTCACCTGTTGGATTGCCACCCGAAAAGTTTACATAATTACTGCCATTCTTTTTGATGGATGTGGCCCATGAATTAACTTGGTTTGTTCGTGAGTAAGCATGGTCATATTCTGATAAGTCAAGATTTGTCAAATAGTCCTCACCTAAATTGTAAAAGATATTAGATAGCTTACCAAACAAACATACCTCATAATTAATGTTTGTATTGTCAAGTATATTAATATTCAATAACTGAATAACTCCATCAAAGACATTGATCCCATCAATATAAACTTTAGCTGTAGCCTTTAAGTTCGGATTAAACTCAGGAGTAAAATTAACATTGTAATTTGTTGTATTGATTAACTTGTCAATCTTATAAATATGGCTAAATATCTGATTGTTTTGCTTTGTAGCTGGAATGGTTATTGTCTTTGAGAAATCAGTTTGCCTCTTCTCAGGCTGCCTTATATCACTTATTGAATAGGTAAAAGCCATTGACAGATCTTCTGTCAATTCCAATGATTGATTATTGACTATTATCTCTGTGTTCATCGGCCTTGTATCTTTTCTTTGTAACTTACCTCAAACTGAAATTCGTGATTAAACACCTTTGTGTTATTGTTTGTCTTGCTTTGCTTCCTGTATGTGGTAGCCTTTATGTTGATTGGAATAAACTTGTTATTGTCGGCATCCTTTTCCCAATAAACATTTGGGCTGGTCATCATCTCAGCAAGCATATTGCTTTCATCCTCAGTAATCCAATTGGATGTTACTGAATATATTGTACTATATTGTGTATGGTATTGTGTTTCACCTCTTGTTCTGTAGTTATATGAATAGCTTGATGTTACATTGGCAGGCTCACTCATTAACTTAGTAAAAAAGTTTCTCTCGATATTGATGTCCTCTTGGCTTGCCATGTCAAATGTAAATGAGTCATATCCACCCAATCTATTAAGCCAATGCAACCTAAATGATTTAAACTTGCTGCATTCATTATTTAGGTAACATTTAAAGTTACCATATACTTGATTGTTTGAGTCCTTTATCTTAATTATCCAATAACTTACTGATGATGTAATTATCGGCTGGCTTCCGGTTGTCAGGTCAGCATTGTCTATTAGGTTAAGATTCTTAGCTCCGGATGGTATTCGCCAACTTACAAAGCCAATATCTGAGTTAAGATTGTATCCTAAGTTTACAAAGTTAAAAAGTGAATCGTAAGTATTTTTAAGTACAAATGTATCGATCAATGTATTACTTGCATTGTATGTTTTTATCTCAGCTGAAAATGGCAGTATCTTTACCTCTCTAAATGCCACATTGTCTAAGACAGCAAATTCATTATTTGCTGATGGTATAAATGTAAATCCTAAAGCTGCTGATGTTGCTGTTGCTTTCCAAATATATTTAACTGTTCCATAATTATTACCAGTTGTAGTAACTAATGAATTAAATAAAGATATTATCTCAATAGCCAGTGTTCCTTTTCCTAAATTAGCATCAAATGAAAGTTCATAATATTTACCTACAGTTAAGCCTGTTAATGTTTGACCTATTGTATAAAATGTTCCACTTGTTGATGCTGTTTTACTTCTTGCCGTTCCACTATTCCATGTCCAATCTCCAGCAGTTCCTAATGTCCACCCTGATAGATCACTCGTAAATGTGCCATTTGTTACAAGTGTTAAGCCTGTTACTGTTGATGCATTTACTGAGTTAAAATAAAGGAATCCACACTCGCTTAACTTTGACTTTTGGATTTGTCTATAGTTTGACAAAAAGCCTTGAGAGTTCACATCGTAAAAAGCAAATGAATAATCAAGTGTACCCTTTTCCAAAAACTCCTCATAACTCAAAACACCATTGAATGCATTGTACAAACCACTGCTCCCGATCTCATTGCCACCAGTCCACTCAGCAAATGTTTGAAAGTAAAATACTTTTACTGTGTTTGTGTTTACTGTAAACTCATCAATGTTACCGGTAAAGTCAGTATCGACATAATCAGCTGTCAGCTTTGACAAATCAAATACTCCATACCCATTCGGATCAGGGGACTTCCTCAAAGTGATTGGACTGCCAAAGGCTGTGTTTGCACTATTGGTCGGAGTTAATGTTACAATGTACTCAAAGCCTGACTGGCCTGAGTTTGTCGAAGATAGTACAAGCTTTTGCTCATTGAAAGCTGGAGCTACTGCGTTAGGTTGTACATTTATTGTTAATGCCATTTTATTGCTCTAATACTTTTTTGAAATTCACTACTAATTGTTTGCCTGTCTGATCCAATAATATTTGAGTAAGGTTGTCGATGGTTTCTTTGTTTACCACATCAGTATAAAAATATGTTGGCTCTATACCTTTTCGCTTTATGCTTCGCCTAATCAACTCAACCAACTGCATCTTCTTTACTTTATCACTTACTCGACTTGTTTGCCTTGTTTTGAATCCTAATCCTTTTTTACTTAAACCAGCTACCCCTTTAAATCTAATCCAATTACTGATGGCATCAAATGGAGGAAGCTTTGCTGTAGCTTTTCGCTTGCCAATCATTCTGCTTTGATCATCAGTCCACTTCATATTTGTCCCTCTTCTACCATCGTTCACATTTTTGTAGTAAGGTGATGCAAATAGTTTCAGTTCTACATAGGTATCATAATTATTAACTTGAAACTTTATCGACTGACTTAATCCACTACTTGCAACTTTTCCTTTTTCAGCTAAACTATTTTTTAATGCTTCAACCACATTCGATCCCCACTCATTCATAATCTTTTCAGAGATGGTGAATTTCTGATCGAAATTGGCAGGAGTATCCTCAAAGCCATAACGAAATTGCATTTGCTTTTTTAACCAATCCCTATGCTTTCTCTCTATACTCATTTTTTCAAGTTCATCTGTTCGATCATTTTAGCTTTGTCCTTGTAATATGCACACCAATTCAAAAACTCTATCACTGGCATGTTCAACAAATACTCTACCTTTGTAATATCGTTGTTACTCATATTGTCCAATGTTACAAACCACCCCCAATGATCTGAGAAGGAATCATGGTCTGTAAATCTTTGATCTTCTTGTTCATGTCCTTTATCAAATAGGCCTGAATATCGATCATTGAATCGTTCAAAACTTTCGAAAAAAAAAGACAGATCGGATATACCACATCCATTGTCAGCTTTTCATAAAATATCTTAGCCCTCTCTTCCACTTCATCCGGAGTATATTTGCCAAAAAATGTCAATACCGACATAATGTAATGCATGTTTTCAAATGGCTTCTTGCAATAGTGAGTCAGGTCAATGTATTGGCCCGCTGTCTTTAACTCGATACGCCAATTGATCTTATACTCAACCCCATCAATAGTAAACTTAGTTCTTGGCTTTCCAAAGTTAGTTGTCAGCATAAATGCTGACTTTGCCAATGCTTTCTTAAACTCAGGGATGGGCATTGCATCTACCTCTTCATCACTCAATCCGGTCAATGCTTTTACCATGTGGTAGTCAGCATCAAACCCATCAAGCCTATTAAGGTTGATGTTGTTGATGTCGATAAATGTCTTGATCGGTAATTTATTCCAGCTATCAATCATAATAATAAATATAAATTAGTGAGATTTGTTACAAAGTTATAGTATGCCATAACTTAAAGTTTTTTTGAGTTATGGCTAATTATATTATCACAAACTTATCTGCAAACTTTAATTTCTTAAATGCCTGATAAGCTATGCAGCATGACATCACCCCATCATCATGGAAGCCTACCGGAGCTGAATATTTAATACTTCTGCTCTTTGCTGAGTATTCGTAGGTGAACAAGTCAAACTCCTTTTTGAGCCAATCAATGTCCATCATGCTAAATTCTTTATTTTGGATGGCTACCTGCAATGCCTCAACTGCCTCTTGCTTACTTTTTGATGTGGTCATAAATGGATGAATATCTGAACATATAGCCTTTATCTGTTCAAATATTACATCACCAATTGAGTTTACCTCTATGTAAGTTTTTGGCTTATATTGATTAAGGATCGGCACCATTGCATCTACGATGGACTGCCATGATGAATGCCTCCACCTATCACAATATACCATCTCTGCTCTCTCATTTAAGATGGTAAGCACTGTGTAATCATCGGCCCTACCTAAGTCAATCCCTGCAAAGTATTTGTAAGTTCGTTCCACATTGTCTTTGATGGGGATGTTGCTGAACACTCCCGATCCATTGTCGATAAAGTCAGCCAGGTACTCCTGCCTGAAGATATGCTCAGGCAATGTTTCCCTTGCACCATCAATCTCGGATGCTGGGGCCAACCCATCATAAGATGTCATCTTAAAGGACTTGTATTGTGGATTAACCCCATCCAAATTGAACAGGTTGTAAAAATGGTTTTTGCCTTTTGGAGTTGAGATCAACAACACCTTTTTGCCTTTGACCAATACTGTTGCCCTTAATACCTCTGTCCATGCCTTTTCATCAATGAATGCAAATTCATCGCAAACCAAATAGTCAAAGGTAAAGCCTCTGATATTATCATACCTTTCAGCACTAAAAAATTGAATGCTTGAGCCATTGACCTCAATCAATAGCTTCTGAGCTTTCTCGGATTGTTTATAGACAGGACTCACCCATCCGATCTTTGATCGTGGATTGTTGATGGCCCAGTAATATACTTGATTCATGGCCATCAGTGATTTGCCCCACTGCCTGCCAATGTTTAAGATGTAATACTTAAAAGGATCATTTATGATGCTATCATGTACCCTCTTTTGATTCTGATGGGGACTGTATAGAGTTACATTAATATTTGGCACCTTTCATTAAATTTTCTATTGCCCATAATGGTTGTAAATTAGAATAATGAAAGCATTTTTTTTGCTCTTCAATATCAGTCAAATCAAAACTTGCAACAGGTTTTATATGGTCTATATGCCATTTGCCATAATTATCCCAATTCATCCCCTCTTTAAATTTAGATTCTAAATATATCTTTAATTCATTAATACTAATACCAATGTATTTTTCAGTTCTATATTTTTTTAAACCTTTTAAAGATAAATAAATTCTTTGCCTTACATTTTTAGATATTTTAAAAGATGGATTAGTA